CACGTCTCGGCTGACCGCGTACCACCGGAACGACTCGCTCGGCTCACCCTGGTGGAGCACGATCTGCTCCGCGCGTTCCGGCGGCGTCGCAGGGTCAAGCCACTCGCGTGCCAGTTCGGGTGACAGCACAACAGGACGCCGATCATGGATGTCGACCATGCCGCCCTCGGCGTCCGCGGTAATGATCACGAACCCATGGTGATCTGCCGGTTCGTCATCGAGGCCAGGAAACTGGCCGATGGCCGCGCATAGGATCGGACTCCCGTCCCGGTGTTGGATATGGAACGGTTGCTTCCGCGCCTCGCCTCCATCGACCCACTCGAACCAGCCCGAGATCGGCGTCAGCGCGCGATGGCGCCACGCGGTGCTGAAGAAGCGTCCATGCGCCACCTTTTCGACTCGAGCGTTTATCGGCGCCGCGCGATCACGGGCCCAGAACGGCCTCCATCCCCATCTGATCGCCTGGGCGACCAGGGCGTCCCCTTCCAATCTGAGCGTCGTCACTGCCGTCGACGGCGCGACGTTGTAGCGCTGTGGCTGTTCGCCGACCAGGTTGACCAGCATGGCCGGCATCGACAGCGCGTCGACGAACTCGTGCAGCCCGGTGTACTGGCTGAGCCTTCCGCACATTATGGTGCCTCACACAGTAGACGCAGCCTTCATGACCAGATAGACGCACATCGCTATACCTGCCGCGAGCAGCATGCCTATGGCAATGAAACTGATCTTCATGAAATACCCTCGTTGTGACCTGCGATGAGCTGCTGATTGCAAAGAGGGGAAGCAGCAGAAAGTGGAGACTCCGGGAGGTTGGGCAGCTCCTGGAGTCTCCGTGACCATAGGAGAAAGTCACCCAGATAAGGCTAGACATGTTTCGCTTTGGGGCAAGCGAAGCGGCGCGGTATGGGCTATCGCCTGTGAGGGGCTATGGTGGCCAGCGCCATGGTCGGAAGTCATCCGGGATCTGCTCGGCGAGTTGCAGCGTGCCGCCGGCGTCGAGTTCGATCACGAGGCCGCGCACAATGCCGGCACGCTCAAGCGCCTGGCTCAGGCGCAAGTATGTTATCCCGTCCAGGGGATCCCGGCCGAGGTAGCCCAGCCG